CTGTAATCTTTGTGAAGTAAATGTTTCAAACATTGAGTCCCAAGAAGATTTAAATATGAGAGTTAAAGCAGCGGCATTTATCGGAACACTTCAGGCAGGATATACATCTTTTCACTATTTAAGAGATGTGTGGAGAGAAACAACAGAAAAGGACGCTCTTATAGGTGTTTCGATGACAGGTATAGGAAGTGGTAAAGTACTTAATTATGATATGAAAAAAGCAGCAAGTTTGGTGAAAAGAGAAAATACAAGAGTTTCTAAATTATTAGGAATTAATCAAGCGGCAAGAACAACAACTGTTAAACCAGCCGGAACAACATCATTAACATTAGGGACATCATCAGGTATTCATGCATGGCATAATGATTTCTATATTAGAAGATTACGTGTAGGTAAAAACGAAGCGATTTACCAGTATCTTAAAAATAATCATCCAGAACTAGTTGAAGATGAATATTTTAGACCACATGATACAGCTGTAATTAGTATACCACAAAAAGCACCTGAGGGCTCAATAATGAGAACAGAGTCACCATTTGATTTACTAGAAAGAGTTAAAAAAGTTGCAACAGAATGGGTTAATTCTGGACATAGAAAGGGTTCTAATTCTCATAATGTTTCCGCAACTATTTCATTAAAAGAGGGTGAATGGTTATCTGCGGGAAAATGGATGTGGGAAAATAGAAAATATTATAATGGGTTATCTGTATTACCATATAATGGTGGGACTTATACACAAGCTCCATTTGAAGATATTACCAAAGAAAAATATAACGAAATGATGGAAACATTAAAAGATGTAAATTTATCTAATGTTGTAGAGTTAGACGATAATACAGATTTATCAGGCGAGTTAGCTTGTGCAGGAGGAAGTTGTGAAATTGATATAGATTTAAAAACTATAGAAAAAGAAAAACAGCTTGATGAAGCATAGATTGTCTAAAGAAATTTTGTACCATTTTAATTGTGGTAGTTGTAATAAATGGTGGTCAATAGCTGACTACCATTTGTTGTCTTTAAATAATACTGAAAATTTAAAATATAATAAAAAAATAACATGTCCACACTGTGGACACCAAGAAAAAGCAGTGGAAAATGATAAGAAAAGATGATTGGATAACAGAGTTGTATCGTCAAGAACAAACAAAATTTAAACCAAAAGATTTTTATGTTACTAAGGAAGGTTTAATGGTGATGACTGAAGATTACCATATTCGTAGAGGTAGTTGTTGTGGGAGTGGATGTAGACATTGTCCATATTGGCCACCACACCAAAAAACATCCAAAGAATTAAGAGAAGACTTAAAAGTTAAAAATATTTAATTCACCCCTAAGTAATATTTATAATAAATGAAACCACTAATTAAAAAAATATTAAGAGAACAATGGGATTATCAACCAGATAAATGGGATTTATTGGCTGACGATTTAAAGGAGTGTATAGAAAAAATTATAGTTAAACACAAGTCTCAATGGGGTGATGACCAGTATGCTGTTATCGGTGCTATAGAAAGTATTATGGAACAGATGTTTGCAAAAGTAGAGCGGTAATATTTATTAATGATATGAAGCTAACAAAAGAAAGATATGGTATAGCGTTTCCATTTGGTGACAGTCCTAGTGGTTTTTTCCTACAAACTACTGCTACACCCAGAGAGGAAATAAGAGCTAATTTAATTCATCTTTTACTAACAAAAAAAGGAAGTAGATTTTTTTTACCTGATTTTGGTACTAGATTATATGAATTTGTATTTGAACCTTTAGATAATTTAACTTTTGAATCCATACAATCTGAATTAAGTGATGTGGTAGCAAAGTATATCCCTAATGTTATCATCAACGATTTTAAAATACAAAGTATGAGTGACGCTAGGTTAGAAGAAGTTAATAATGAAACAAATGTTATAACTTCTCAGATAGATGATAGAATAGCTTCTGTAGCGGGAGATGGAACGGAAGAATATACAGCAAAAATAACAGTAGAATACACTATTAAAGATAATGTATTTGAAAGTAGTGACGTAATAGTCTTAAATTTATAATATGGCGACTAAAAAATTAAATTATACAGAAAGAGATTTTATAGGGTTAAAAAACGAATTAATTCGTCTAACTAAAACTTATTATCCAGACCTAATCCAAGACACAAGTGATGCATCAATATATTCTTTATTTTTAGATTTAAATGCTGCGATAGCGGATAACCTACACTATAATATTGATAGAACACTACAAGAAACTGTTTTACAATATGCACAACAAAGAAGTTCGCTTTATAATATAGCAAGGACATATGGTTTAAAAATACCAGGTAATAGACCATCATTAGCTCTATGTGATTTAAGTATAATAGTACCAGTTAATGGTGACAAAGAAGATTTTAGATATTTAGGATTTTTAAGAAAGGGTTCACAAGTACAAGGAGCCGGTCAAACATATGAATTAGCAAACGATTGTGATTTTTCATCACCTTACTCTATAGATGGGACACCTAATAGAACTAAAGTTCCTAATTTTAATGCTAATGGTATTATACAAAATTATACTATAACAAAAAGAGAAGTTTTTATAAATGGTGTTACTAAAATCTTTAAAAAAGAAATAACTGATGGTATAGCTGCTCCTTTTTACAAATTATTTTTACCAGAAAGAAATGTGTTAGGTGTTACTTCTGTCATAGAAAAAGAGGGGGTTGGTTTTACAACTTTACCCACAGACTTAGAATTTATAAATCATTCTGCGACTAGATGGTATGAAGTAGACGCGTTAGCAGAAAATGAAATTTTTATAGCAGACCCAGCTTTACCCGCAGATGAACCAGGGTTAAAAATAGGAAAATACATAGCCACCGACCAACGATTTGTCACTGAATATACACCAGAAGGATTTTATTTTTTAACTTTTGGTAGTGGTAACAACAGTTCCCAAAGTTTATTAAATGAATTTAGTAAGTATGGTGTTACACTTAATCTTAATAAATTTATGAATAATATCTCTTTAGGGAATGCAGTAAGAGGGAATAGTACACTATTCATACAATATAGGATTGGTGGAGGAAAGGTGTCAAATGTCGGTGCGGGAGCTATAAATTCGATAGGTACTGTAGATTTCATAGTTTCTGGACCAGTACCATCTGTTAATGGTTCTGTTAGTAATAGTTTAACAGTTAAAAATGTTACAGCAGCAATAGGTGGAGCTGATTTAATGACCACTGAAGAAATTAGAAACTATATTACTTTTAATTTTGCAGCACAAAATAGAGCAGTAACTATAAAAGATTATATTTCTAGAATTCAAATGATGCCTGCGATGTTTGGTTCAGCAGCGAAAGTAGGTGTTACAGAAGTAGAAAATAAAGTAAAAATACAAATATTATCTTATACACCACAAGGACAACTAACGTCAATGGTTTCATCGGTTCTTAAACAAAACATAGCAGAG